AAGCTTTAGGTAGTGTGAACACAAGTAAAAACTTGTCCTTTTTAGCTTTGTTTAATATCGATTGCCGGATTGTTGAAATTTGCTCAGCCATGTCGTTTATATTTATAACAGCTCATACCCATTCGCTAACAGATCATCCATATCCCCGGGCAGTGCTGGTCCTCCGGTGTTGCTCATGAGCATCGGAGGAGGCATGCCTAGCTCGGTGTTGTTTTCTGTATTATATAATGTTAGAGGATTGGAAAATTCGCGAGGACCGTAGTTGAATTGTTGAAGCTGTAATGGTTTTTCATTATCATCACGTGTCACAACATCGAAATATTTCTCTGTCAAGGGTGCTTCTAACACTATCAGAGACCATATCATGGCCATCACACGATCGTCTCTAGAATCCACTCCTCTCTGAGCCGCCCATGTACCGTTCGGGTACCTGACAAATGTTTTGAGCTCATCAACTGTGTGTTTGTCACGAATGGACACGGCGGCTAGCTCGTTCACCCAGTATCTCATGTTGGTCACTCCCTTGTATTTTGTGTTGGTGTGTGCGATCACTCCAGGTCTGTTGTACTTTTCCTTGTCTTGACCAGGTGCGAAGTGCACCAGGTTTTCATATCCATGCGTGTTACGCAACGAATCAACCACTTGGGCACCACAATTGTTACGCTCCACCGCGGCTACCGGGTTGCCCCAGTTACCGAGTATCTCTAACAGTTTGGATGTGAACTTGTGTGGTATGATGTTGCTGTTTCTATAAACAGCCACCTGTTGTATGTTTGTCAAATTGGTTATGTCCATCACTTGGATCACACTAGCCGCCTCACCAACACCTTCCGCTACATCCACACCCACACAGTATATTTTCTCAGGAGACGGTTCCGACCACACAAGATAATCACCTTCGTCAAACACGTATTTTGGCTCGCAAACTGTTATTTTAAATTTCTCGATAGCCGCGTCCGCGATCGCGGTTTCACCAGGCTCGATGAATTGATTACCAAACTCTTGATCAAATGCTTGCTTGCTACCAAGTGATTTGATTGTATCCTCTTTCCATTGTTCGTCACGACCAGGTATCTCATGCCAATCAACCCGGCTCGCTTTCCAGTTGTTGGCTCCTTTGAGAGCTTTGCTGTATAAATCATAAAACAGATTTGTGGTGCCATTAGGTGTGCTAGCAATAAAAATTTTACTCTTTTTGGAACTGGATATGATAGGGTATACTGATTTCCAAAAATCTTGCACCAAATGATCATCAATGAACGCTAGCTCGTCCAGGATCAGCACGTTACAGCTGTCCCCTCTTCCTGCATCACTACTGGTAGTGCTGATGCCTACACTACTACCGTTCGATAACAACATGCTGGTTTTACCATACTCATCCACACCGGGCTTGAGCCAATTAGGCAACTCTTCATATGCTATACGCACACGCTTGAATATGTTGATCGCGGTTTGTTCTTTATTGGCCACGATCAATATTCTCTGATCATCATTGAAACAAGCCGTCCACAGTGCATATATACACATCATGGTTGTTTTTCCTATCTGCCGGCTGGCTAACACAATGTTGAATCTATTGTCTCGTAAGGCTCGTAACACGCGTTTTTGACATTTGTGTAATTTTATTTTGTCGCGGCCTTTGTCGAGATTCACAATTGTAAAAAACTCCTCAGCAAAGTGTAGTAGATTGGCTGCGCTTTTTTTAATGGATTTCACCATCTGCGGTGTCCATTCAAATTCCGCATCTTTTGTTGGTAAATTTTTATTACCGAGATAATAACCTGTTTGTTTTGTTTTTTTCACTTCAAATATATAAGTATTTATACACATGAAAAAAAAATACATTAACGATCTAGCTAACCTCTATGTCGATGGCATCCTTCATGAGGGAGCACAGACCGGGGATAGTAATACTTTGAACGAAAATGTTGAGGTCAGTCCAATGACATCCAACATCAATGATGCCGCGGGGCTAGCACCAGCAGATAGCGGACCCAATGTGTCCGGCTTGCAGTCACCGGTTGATAACGGTGATAATGATGAAGAGGGTATCTCGAATCAAAACATCACACAAAATCAAAAAGAAGAAAAAAAATCAGAGAATTTGAATGAAAAGAGCATAAATAATAGTAACATGAGTAACAAAGGACCTAATATATTCGATAAACTTTACGCAACCATCATGGAAGCCGAGGACCTTGAGGAAGTGGATCTCGAAAACGGCCTGGGAGATGAGCAATCCCCGGATGAAGATCTTAATGACCTGGGTATTGAGGATGATGCTGGTGGTGATGAAATAACGCTGAGCCTTCCTCGAGACATCGCAGAGAAGCTCCATGACGCTCTTATGTCACAACTCGGTGGTGACGATGAAGAGTTTGATGATCTTGGAGACGATAGTGATGATGAATTGGATTTTGATAGTGAAGAGTCTCTAATGGAAGCTGGAGAAACTAAAGCTTCTGGTATGGAAGATGGTGGCAAGCCAAAAGCAGCTACAGACGGTAAAGCCACTCTGCAGAGCAAAAAGCACGAAGTCAAAAGCACCGTGAAGCCTAAAGGCGGGAGTGCTGATGGTGGTGCCAGCGGACAAGATGGGGACGGAAGCCCCAAAGCTTGTAATGTAGGTGCTAACAAACATCTTTCCAATCCTAAGGGTAGCAACAAAGTAGCCGACCTCGAGTGGGGTTGAGCTAAACCTTAGCTCTTTTTAAAAACACGGTCATTCGGCCGTGTTTTTTTTTGTGTTGAGCGTGTGTTGTTTTTTTGTAAATACAAGTATGGAAAAGAGGACGCCATCACTATATCAAAGCTTGAGCATAATAAAACAAATAGCTCCGGAGTGTTTTGAAACCATAATCGATGTAGGAGCTCAAAAACAAACGGATTTTTTAGCGGATACATTTCCAGAGTCAAAACACATATTGTTCGAACCATGTAGTGTGTATCATGATCAATTGATCAGCTATTACACCGGTAAAGGAATTGATCATGTTGTCATACAAGAGCCCTTGTCAAACAAACCGAGAAAAATGTATTTACATCACATATCACAGGACGGTTCTGACAAGATAACACACACATACTTGAACTTTGTAGCGGATGAAAACATGGCTCACGTGAAAAGGATCGAGACTGTCGATTCAACAACACTAGACGAATATTACTGGAACAACATGACACCTGATATGCAATATAGGTTTTCTATCAAAATAGATGTAGACGGTCATGAAGATGCTATAATCAATGGAGGGGTGGATTGTGTACCAGCTGCGTGTTTTGTTATTGTTGAAATGTCAGTGGGGGACTCGGAGCAGTTTGCCAATAGAATACTCAATCTACACAAACGTGGTTTCCGGATATTTGATATATGTGACCCTGGTTATTACTATGGTCAGTTGTCTCAGGTAGATGTTGTGTTTATAAACAATGCCGTGAGACGACAGATTGAAAAGTTTCGCCCTTGGGACATAAGCGCAGGAAAAGTTGATTGGAGCAAATGGCAACACAAAGTACCTCTACACCACACACCATACACCGTTGATTTCGATTGAATTGTATAAATATATATACGATGAGTTTTGAAGCTAGGTTTAAAAAACTATTGAGCGATGATGTTGATGATGTTGTGTTGTATAAAAAAGGCGGGCATGATTACCGTCATAGGAACGTAAAAACAGGTGCTGATAGAGTGCATCAAAACTTCATACCTGTTGTTCATAAAGCTAGTGGTGAAGATAACAATGCTATCGAGCATCTGAGAAACAACGGCGGCACATCTCACGTGTGTACACCACAAGATTTAATCCATATAATTAACACATATATCAAGCAGGGTGATCAAGAGCCTTGCAACATAAACAATGTCCAGCAGATGGCACAGAAATACCTATCTACAGGTAAAGACCTCGGTACGACCGGCATGCGGGTAATGCCACGCGGACAAGCCTACGTTATAGTTAAATAGTGATATGCCTCTATCGTGGGTTGTTAGGGTCTCTATCAAGTTCGTGATCAATCTCACGTTTGGGTCTAGGTTTTCTTCCCGGATAATCTGATGTATCAGGCAGTTGTTCGGTTTTCCAATTGACTCCTGTTTTGCTTTGAGCCGCTCCCGGTATATTGACATCCCAATCTCTCAACTCTCCAGCTGCTTGATTCAAAGCGCCAGCTTCTATCTTAGCATAATGATCGGATGTACCGCCATGTGCTTCATACCCTTTACTACGTAATTGATTGGCAGCGGTGTTCATTATATACGTCAATTGATCGGTTGTTTCCAGACCATTTGGCATTAATCTACTCACCCAATATTCCACAGCGTCTTGCATTTCTTGCTGTGTGAATGATTGTTTTCCGGTGCTCATTAAAAATTCTACAACCGCATCCACAACCGCATCATTATTGGACGCCGGTTGGTAAGCTTCATATATCAGTTTGTTGTCTTTTGTGTTCATTATAAATGCTGCGTATCAATAAATATTTATGTATAATGGTGGATTTAAACAATATTTTTAGTTTCGGTAACGCTTACAGTGATGGTGGTATATTGCCGCGCAATACAACTGGTCAAGTCAGGTATCTACACAAAGACATCAACGAAAATGAACGTAGTCTTTATAATGGTTGGTGGCAAGAACAATTGTTTCAATTTGGCACGGAAGTTGATTATTTTGTCAACAGTTACAGCTTGAGTGGTCATGATTCGTTATACGGTGAAGAGCCTACTCAACGATTCCAAGAACCGAAAAAACTAGTGATAGCGTTTGAATTGAATGAATCAGCTATTGTGTTGAACAAATTTGGGCTAGTCGGAGATGATGAAATAACGGGATATATCGCTATTGATACTTTTTATCGGCAGCTATCATCTGAAGACATATCAACCCCAGAACCAAAATCGGGGGATGTTTTTCAATTGACCGAATACGGTTCTCTGGATCGTGTTGGTGGTAGAGATGGAAAAATATTCGAGATAACAGATCGTGTGGAGCAAGATATTAGCAAGATAAATCCGCTGATCGGTCATTACATATGGTTAATCAAAGCGAAACGTTATGATCATAGCTACGAACCTGGTTTGTTTCCGGAAGGTGCGATGGAACAAGTGTACGATGATGTATCCACTGGGTTACTCCCAGGTGGTACTCAACCCGCTAGCCCGGACAAAACGTATGGTGAGAGTACTAATAATTTATCAAAAAGTGTTTTTGACTACGGTGATTTTTCGGAAAGTAATGATGATGTTTATGGAGGATATGTTTAATCCAACATTTTATCTCTCTCGATCATCTCGTGTAATATATCCTGATATTTATCATCAATGTATTTTTGAATCGCGATTGGTTTGACCCAATTTGATACTTCTCCTGATATAGTAGCCATCTTCTTATCAATAATAGTAACAGCATCCACCAGTGCACACCATCTGGACAGTTCATAAAGTGTCATTTGATTATTATCTTTTGATTTAATCGGTAACGTTACGGTTTTCGACATACCTTTTTTGTCTATTTCAGTTATAGGTGTTGTCATTAATTTTCAGCGCCTCCTTGATGTTTTTTTAATAATTTCAGCATATAACCAATAATATAACATAACAATCTATCATCAGCAACTTTTATTTCGCTGTTGTCTAAAACTTGGCATATTTTACTAACCCCCTCAAAATAGTTACGGACTGATGAACATGTAGTTATTTTCATATCATTCTCTTCAAAAATAAAATCTTGCATGATGTTATTCAGTGACTGAATAACCGTGTGTACTTTCATTTTACCTGGAGCGGCCTTCATAACACCTTTTTTAAAATATGTCTTTGCATGATATGTTATATCATCTTTTGATAAATAGCTGTCGATCATGTCAATAACGTCTTGACAAACTATTGGTGATGGTTTCGGTGTAGCAGTCACACTAGTGGCTGGTACTTGTTTGGCCGGTATCCTATCAACCGAGTCTGTCAATGGCTTGTTGTTCATTTGCATTTAATGTATTCACTAGCAGTGGGCTCATGTTAAGTGGGGCTGTTTTTTGTGTGATTGTCACGTTAATATATGTCGCATTTTCTTTGTCGCAATTTATGCATGTAAAATCATTATCATCATCAAAACGGACAGGTATTAAATTAGGTGTTTTACAGTACGCGCACTCAACTTCTATACCTTGTTTTGTAAATTCTTTTATACGTTCATTGTCTACTTGTTGTTGTTTTATATTAAAATATCGATTAGATATTGATGTGTATATCCACGACACACCTATCTGTATGGCTATTGTCAGTATAAAAGGCCGGGAGAAATCGCCACCGGTTGACCAGAAAACAGTTGCTACAACCGCGGCAATTGAACATGTGATCAGTAATGATCTAAGTATCAGTAGCATGCTAATATTATAAATTAATATAGCTTAATAATCAACAACTAAATCGTCGAAATTATCACGTAATGACATCAATATAGCGCCAACTTTTTTGAGTTTTTTTATGGCTTGCTCACATGCTTTGGTTCCTTTGTCATTTGCTTTGAATACAGGAGATTCTTTTGCCTGTACAAACAAACCAGTTATATCAGCCACTTGGCGTACCAATTCTGATACATCGTCCGGTATTTTGTTTTGCAAAGGGTACGTTATGATAGGAGAATCCGGTCGCTGCTTTCTTCTCTGTTGCTCAACCTGACTAAGAATATCGAGCAATGACACATGTTTTTGCTTTTCACCTCCCATGCCACCGACATTCATTCCACCACCATTTTCAGCGTTGCGTAGATTTGAAAATTGACCACCACCAAGTGTAGGGCTTTCTTGTAATATCTCTTGATACGCTGTATTAAATTTGTTTTTCTGTTGCATTGTGTGTAAATATTTATTGCTAGAAACTAAATAATTACATCTATGAGTACATTTCAGAAAAAATTTCTTAAAATATTAGAAGCTCCGGAAGATTTACCCGAACCAATAGACGGTGGATTGGATGATGAAGCTGCATTTAATGACGGGCTCGATAAGGATACCAGTCCGAATGAATTTGATGATGTACCTGACAATCCGGTCAACATCGATGGTCTGAAGCAACAGCAAGCGAATGCAACAATAGGTAAATTGACCGGTTGGGTTGAAAACATAGGAAACTGGGTACAAACACTCAATGATCCGGCTGAAGGCAGTGGGAGCATGAGTTCAGAACTGAGTCGATCCGATTGTGATAGTATCATGGCTGATGTGTACCGCGGAGAACATATGAAAATTTCGAGAATTGCACAAGAATTATCCGCTCTGCAGCAATCTTTGAATCAGTACATCGCAGCTGCTGGACGCAAACAAACAGCTAAAGAGAATCTTTAATTAGTTGCTAATCTAACAAGTCCTTTCATTCCACAATAAGAGTGATCTAGGATAAATTCTCTCTTAACCTCATCGCGTTTTGTCCGGACGCATAATTCATTTATATCTTTGAATTGTTTCAGCTGTCGTGGCCAGATAAAAACACATTCGTCACGTTCTAACAATTTTTTACTCTTGTCTCTACCGGTTGTGTCATTGTCTAATACCCATATTTTTTTACTCAACACAAATCCATCCAATTGAGATTGTTGCGAGTCAGTGAAGCATAATCGAGATGTGTCTTGTATACCAGCGACAGCAACAGAATCTTTCACGAAAAAGCTATCTATAGGTCCTTCAAAAATAAAAATATGATCTGGTGTCTTTAATTTATCAACATTAAACAACGTTTTCTCGCTGTTTGTTTTAGATAGATATTTGGGTGTATGGTCATTGCTAATCTTACGGGATTGATAGTGAGACGCCTTGCCATTCACGTTGTAAAACGGTATTATCACTCTGTTTTTATGTGTTTTGTCATTGAGTGACATGTATAGTGATTTCGGGCGATTGACAGCAGTGTCCAATCGTCTAGATGCGATCATATCTAAACATGCTTTAACATGTTTGTTGTCACTGTAGTAACTTAACTGATGTGTGTCAAACAAATCAATACTGTCATGTGGGAGATCCGGTTCATGTCGCATGGTTTGTTCAAATGAGTTTTCTAATCCAGGTATGATATCATATTCCTCTGTTTCTCTAAAAATCTCCGACCAGGACATGCCTGTCACATGCTTTATCCAATCTCCCGGGGAACTATACCACCCACAATTGTGACAACATATCACATTATCTTTTGTTATAAAATACAGTCGTCTTTTTCTACCCCAGCTGTTACCTTCTCTACACATGCAGCAGCCACCTTCATAAACGGCTGTACTTTTTTTTAAACGCGGGTAACCAGCGTATTGATAGAATTTATGTATGATATATTCCTGAGGTATTACCACAGGATCATTATATCATAATTATTCTGGATTTTCAACTTTATCCGGAGTGGGCTTGTTGTTTTTTTCAGTTATTGAAACAACACCCTTCATAATGAATTGACCAGAATCAGGACAGTACCAGTGAGCTTCTTCATAGATTTTCCCATCTCTTTCAAACTTCATTATACGTGGTTTACTCAGACCACCAGTGAGAGGGGATGCAATATTTTTAACTGTTACAAAATTCATATAATATTATTTATCAAAGCCAGATAAAAAATCTATATCTCCGATTGCGCTCATCATAGATGTATCTTTTTTGTTGAAAATAGATCTCCACACGTTCATATGATTAATAATGTTGACCATGTTGTAATATTTACATGCATTCTCAAATTGTTTCATATCCACTTTGCATTCATTAATGACGTGATCGTGATGCTCTTGCAAATGTTTACATTCTTGTGGATTTGTCTCTAGACTAAAAGTAAGACACATTATTTTTACATTACGTTCAACCAGCTCGTGATATTCTTCAGATAGATTGGATACACCTTCATCAAGTATTTTTAATGCACGTTTCGGGCCAGCACCAGGAATACCATCGATATTGTCTGATTTGTCACCTCGTATGGCTTTGTATTGTATGTATCGCTCTCTGTTTACGCCTACCACATCTTCAAAGTTTTCAACATCGATAATCAAATCTTTAGTAGGACTGTACACTTGCGTGTTTTCATTGACTAGTTGCAACATGTCTTGATCTGTTGATATCACAACACTGTCTTGGTCTGGAAATTTTTTCATACACAACCACGCTATTATATCATCTGCCTCAAGGGTGTTAGGATACAAATTTTTTATGCCCAAGCTAGATGACACTCTAGCTGCATCATCAGCACTCTTGAATGCTTCATAATTCTTTTGTTTATCTCTCGTACCTTTGTATGTCTTACCTAATAACAATCTCCGGAAGTTTGGTGTCTCTTGATCTCGACGATCATCCCACGCAATGTAGATATCCGTGCTATCAAACATAGTAGCATATTTTTTAATACTAGCTAAAAAAAGATACACACTATTAACTTTGGCTGATTTGCTCACCCAGTGTGATCTATGAATTAAGTTGCTACCGTCGATGTATAGTTTTTTCATTTTGTTGGAACTGTTGCTTGCATACATTTATTATATCTACAGGTAACACTTCTTGAAACTCTAAAATGCCTTTTTCTAGGGCATGGTCAACATTTTTATTTTCAATCTCTCTATTGATCATTTTCGGTAAAGAGAGAAATTTTCTTTTATTTTTAGCCTGGCCTATATACACAAAAAACTCACCTAAGTATGTTCCAGTAGACACAGCATAAATGCTGCCAGTTTTCATTTATTCGTGTGGTAGACCGGGCGGGAGAGAGTTTCTACCCAACGCTTTTATTAAAAATTTATGTAGTCCGGTATTTAGAGCATCTGATTGTAGCGGAGATTTACTATGCGCGTGTGTTATAAACTCTCCATCGTAGTTGTATCCAATCAATATAAAAGCTTGTAAATACTCTTCAATGAACGAAGATATTATATCGACATTCTCTTGACTCAATTGTTTGTTTTGTTTGTATCTTTTGACATACTCACCTATTTGTTTTTCGATGTTGAGCATCCCAGCAGGTATTTCACTATCACCATCAGGTTGTTGTTTCTGTTTTTTTGACATGTGTTTCATTAGTATTTATTGTATTGGTAGTGACTCGGTATGTTTCGCTGTTTTGTTGTACACCTCTCTTGAGGAGATGGCTGATTATAACTTCCATGCTACGTGTTTGTATTTTTGCATAATTTCTAAAAAGCGATGAACCTGATTGAATTTCAAACACCGGGGCGGATCCAAGCTCATCTGTGTTCACATAGCATGTTATATATACAGATTCTTCTCCGGGATTTACCATCACTGTCCACAATCGATGATCATGATGCCCATACTTGTTGAAAACTTTCCACACAACAAAGTCATTGTCTTTCAGTCTTTTGATGAAATACCCCATTGTTGATATTTTGTTCTTTTTTGTTTGTTTTGTCATTATCTAACGTACGTTGTACATATAAAATTATGCTTCGTGTTCTCAATCTCAACTTCAAATATCAACACATTAACATCTGTGTTTATTTTCACTTTGATTTTATCAAATTTCAAACTGCTTATCATTCTCAATATTTCAAAATTGATAACCATTTGTTCAAACACACCTTCACCAGTGTAATCATCTGATATTTTTTGGGTGTATGAATCCACATTGCTTGATTCCTTGTCGGTTATTTCGGCAAATATACTACCATCTTCAACAAAAAAGTATAACTTATCAATATCTGTCACAAGAGAGCTTCCTTTTATCAATGATAACACCGCGGTTTTACTCAAATAAAATGTATGCTTGAATGATAGTTTTTTAATTTTCTCCATGCTCACACCAGGTACTTTTATTATACCATCCTCAAGCAAATGATATTTAAACCGAGCATTGGATGATTTGTATTTTATACAATTACTATCAATATCAAGATTTGCGGTGGTGTTGCTTATACAACTCATGACACGTAAAAACCGTGTTATGTCAGGTATGTTTAATTTTATTGTATTATCAATAGTGTTTGTCTGCTTAAATGTTGACAATACCACAATTGTGTTATCGCTGCTGTTCGTTATGCTAAAAATTTTATCACCATCTATTTTTAGACATATATTGTCACATACCTTGGATATTAATGATAAGAAGCAGCTAACAAACTGATCTAGATTATCAATCTTTACTATCATTTAATGTCAAAGTTATGCGTTTTGTATTTTTAGATATTTTTGTTAGCAGACTATCAAAAACGTCCTGCAATTTATCAATTTTATTTTCAATATCATTTAATTTACTCTCGAGTTTTTCTGGAATAACTGTAGATACTATTTTCGGTGCAGATGTTGGTTGCGGTGCAGGAGCTGGTTGCGGTGCAGGAGCTGGTTGCGGTGCAGGAGCTGGTTGTGTGTTGTTAGAAACAACTTGCTGCTTGAGTTCCTGTAATTTGTTATCAATCGATGGCTGATCTGATGGCTGTGTTGATCGTGGTGTAGGTTTTTTATTAAAAATTTTTTGCTGACTCAACTGTGTCGCCTTCCGTGTGCTCATACCGGCTCCAAATTTATCAATTGTGGTTAATTCTTTACCTACAACTGCTATCAACCCTGTTATGTCTGATATATCTTCTTGTTGCAAATTATACTCTTGCTCATGCCTGGATATATCAATAACCGGGCGCTCAGGTTGTGGTTGCTCATCAGTCATTATCTAAACCATCGAGTAAGTTTTTGATAGTATCATCATCAATATCGTCACTACCGCTAGTGCCAGTCTCAGACTCACCCCAAGGTACATCTTCTTCAAGAGCAGGATCTGCCGCAGCACCGGTGGTAACTGGTGTGGAGCTTGGTGAGGGAGCCGGCGATGGTGTGGTCTGTACTGGTGAATCAACACACAAGTAATGCTCATTTAACATGTCTGTCAATTCTTGTTGATTTTTTCGCGGTAGAACTTCTTCTAAATCATGAACACTATCGTAAATTGACTCAGCGCGCTCTTTAGATATGCCGGGGATCTCTGCCGGCATCAAAAATCTGCTTGATACATAAGACGGAAAATCACCTTGTTTGTCTACTTTGATTCTGAAACTACAACCATTTTTACTCAAATCAAAGATACGCGGACCGAATTGATCCGAATCATCACCTTCAATCGCATCCATGATGATGCTGTGTAGTTGCTTGCCAAATCTTAACACTTTCACTGTACCATTATTTTCAGGTGATGATGGGTCATTCACAACATATACATTTACTAACCATTTTTCGGATCGTAAGATGCTCCGGCTTTTGTCTTTCTCTTCTGGAGAACCAGAACGGTAATGTTGATATCTCATCTCTGAAATCGGATCCCTCTCACCCCAGGTTTGCGGACTCAAAGCATTTACATATTGACCTGTAGCGAACGACGTCCATCCATGAGAAAAATAATGAAAAAATGTTTTATCTGGATTGGTTACACATGGTAACAAACGAACTTCATATGTGTTACCTGGTGTGGTCTTGAGGATGTCTCCAATGCCTCCGGATTTAGGTTGTTTGTTCAAGGCTTGCTTGATACTGTCGAACATGGTTGATGTGAATGTACTCATAATTTATAATCTATTATATACTGGGTTGTTGTTTTTTTCAACTTTTAAAATTAGCAGGTTAGTTTTAAGTTGTTGGATTCTAAAAAATTTTTTATGTATTTTGATTTGTGTAGCGATGCATCATATTCTAAGAATTTCTTTACTGCTTCGTAATTACTATCTATCTCGCACATATTTTTAAATATAGATAACATATTCGGATCTTGCAACATTATTATGAATATGTTGGCTAGGTTGAGTTTTTTTTGTTTTAAAATGCAGACGAATGAACAGAAGCTGAGAAATTGATGCATGTATTCTTTTTTATACACGCGGTCAACTGGATCAAGTTTTTTTATGTTTGTTACAACATTGTTCATTATATTTTCATCGACTTGAATAGAGAAGAAAATTTAAGAAATTTTTCACACAATATACCACCGGCGGAATTATCATGACCTCCTCCTTGATCAAATAAGTTTTCACAAAGCTTTCCGAGATTCAAATCACATGTTTTACTCTTACGCACACTCACTTTGTTACTATTAACATTAACGACCATTCCTACATCGGCTTTGTAATTGTCTATTATATACGAAGCTATTTCATTTACACATTCATTAGCGAATACACTGATAAATTTGTATTTTTTATCCTTTATGGGTATGTACGCGTAATGAACTTCTAATTCTCTCTTAATATTCTCAAACTTTTTGATATAAAAAGATATTATTTGATTTTGTTCTGATGTGAATCCGTTGAAGCCGTTGCCGAATTCCGTGATGAATTTCTCTACCCGATCGCCTTGATAGTTCCAGAACAGTAAATTCAAGTGATATGAATATGGTACTTTCAGTGTGTAACTATCATAATCATCAATTAACGCTACAAGAGTCTTTTTATTATCGGATAAGTCTTTCCCGGTTTTTTTGAAAAGATTATACACCATTTTTGTGCAGCTAGTTTCATCCTCCACATGCACTTTAGCATGCTTGTACTTATCAACATATTCAACATGTGACGTGTGGTGATCAATTATTGTCACTTTCTCGTTGTCTATTAAATCAAAGCAGTTCAATCTAGAGATATCAAGATCTAGAATAAAAATTCTATCATATTTGTTCAAATTACCTGCGGCTATCCATGCGGTGTATTTATCTTCAAAATCATTTACTCTTACAGCACATCTATCCGGTTGCTGACCAGTGAACCATTTCCACATCAGATAGCTGCCAGCCCCATCAAGATCGCAATCTGTAAACACAAAATGTTTGTTATTTTTTGACACTGTTTGTATTTAGTGTATATTTCTTTGATTTACAACTGCTAATCTGCTAACAAGTTTAATGCTGATGTTGCTGCGTTTATATCAGCAGTGCTGTGTTCTGTTTGTTTTTCAAAATCATCAGTTATTGTTAATGTGTTGTAATTGATATTGAGTGTAGTGCTTCCGAAATTAGGACCGAATCTATTTTTCATCATGCCGATTTTTATAATTCCAAGCTCTGCATCTTCCTCTTCTTGCCAAATTCCGAATATAGCATCTGCTGTAGCAGCTAGACCTATACTCTCACTTATCGTGTCAAGTTCTGGACTAACTTCATTATAACCAGATCGATTGAGTTGTGTTGCTGTTATGATCGGGCATTTGAATGTATAACTAAGAGCTCGAAGTTCCTCGGTAGCATATTTAACACGCTCGTACGAATTAGTACCGCGGTTGCTTTTCAATAAATTTACATAATCTAACACAATAGCACCTACATCTATACCGCTGTTTATCACTTTCTCTATAAATGATCTTACCTGACTACATGTAATTGTGTTGGGTGGAAATTCCTTGACAAGTATACCGGATTTAGTTTTCTGCTGAAAATCTAATGCCCGGTTTTTCAATTCATCGGTCATGGTGTGTAATGTTCCTATTGGTATTTTTGTAATATCACTGCTCAGTCTTTTAGAATAAACCATCTCACTCATCTCAAGTGTGATCAATACAACGGTTTTACCAGACTTAGCTATATTAGTGGCTATATTACCTAGAAATATTGATTTACCTATGTTAGTTTCTCCGGCAAATATATAGATGGCTCTCCCATTCTCTAGAAAACCTCCGCCTATTTTTTCATCCAGCCACGGCCAATTTGATGATATGGTACTATCTATTGTGAGCAGATCTTCAATGTGAGCATCAATATCATTAAAGTAATCATGTCCCTTGTCGATTGCTAGCGACACATTACAGGCTTTGTGAAATTTATCGTAAATTTCTCCTGTGTCTATTTTATCTTTTGAGCATTGATCAGCAACATCTAGCATGGTTGTATACACCGCGCGTTCTTTTAGAAACCTCTCAGTATTCTCATACAACTCGTCTCTGTTGTATTGCTTACCGATATCTTTGAATTTACTCACAACTTTTCTAAACGCGTCTTTTGCTTCTGGTGTTGTTAAATAACTCTTCACCTCTGTTAATGTTGGTATTTCATTACGTGTTGTGAAAAAATTTGTAATTATATCAAACACGCACCGGATGTCCTTGCTGTTAAAATATTGCGGATCTGTTTGATCAATTATACTTGCCAGGTAGTCTCTGCTTGTCAGTGCATTGTATACAATAATATTTTCATAAAAATCCCAATCGATGCTGCTCATATGTTTGATTATGTAGATGGTCCGTATTTTTGCAAGAAAATATCTTGCGATTGTTGGAAAGTTTTATCATTGTAATCCGCAAGACCTGGAGAAGCGTGTACCACATGTATATTACAGGTGCTCATTTTCATGCGAAGATTATTGGCATCTAAACATGATGCAATATCATAATGATGAAATCGAAATGATTCATTAAACTTCCAACCAACCTTCAATGCTGATTCAATATTGACAGCTAAAAACAAACCATCTAGTACTAGACATCGTTTCGGATATTGACCGAAACATGTGGTACTCAGTAATGTACCAGTGGAATCAAAATGTGCCACCGCCCCGGTTTGATTTTTTCTTTCAGACATCAAATGCCATAAAGTCGGTTTTTGAATTTTTACACTAGTGGCTCCCGCTAGTCCTATTATGTCGTTTTTGTAGGTGTGTACGTTTGTGTTTATCTTGTCAAAACACCCGAGGTCGTCAATATACACATCATCATGCACGAACAACACAATCTTATATCTCTTGAGAGTTTTATCATTTATGTATTGATTGTACACAATCGGTAATGGCTGTGTATTATTTGTGTGAAACTTGACATCATATTGTTTGTCTACAATCTTGTTGTTGTGAGACATAGCCTGTAATGATTTTGAAAGCAATGTGTTTTTTGTGGTGCTCGAGCGTGTAGCTGAAACAACTAATATTTTGTTATTTTTCATAAAACAAAGAACGGATTATCAGATGCAAATGTACCCACATTAGTCAGTCCTTCAGGTGTAAAACAATATATAATTCCCTGGTCAAGTTCGTTTTTCGTTTTATTAAACTTTATAGATGAAAATGTTGTTAGATTGTCATTTGTGTATAATGTACATCCGCTCCGCACAACATATGTAAGCTTGGTCTTTTTGCAATATATCCAGCAACTGAATATACCTTTCAATAGATTACACACTTCCTGTATAGCCAGTACATCACTCCCCACAAATAAATCATCCAGCAACATCGGTATTATCTGGCTATCCACTTTTATTATATTTGGGTCGATTCGATGCTCTTCAGCTAATTCTAGATGGTTTTCCAATACACCGTTGTGTGCCACAATAAAATTACCATGCTCAAACGGGTGAGAGTATTTAGCCCTGTAATGCCTGACAGATGATGTCGGTGCTTGTGTGTGACCTAGATACAAATCATAATCAAGTTGATACTGCCAACCATATTGACCGGTGAGTGTTGTAATGCCTTTTCTCCTCTTGAGGTGCATGATTCCATTTTTTTTCAAATACATGAAGCCATGAGAAAATGTACCTCGATCTTTGTTCGCACTATACAATCGATCAAATGTATGAAATTTTTTAGCTCCGAATATACCACACATGTTTATTATATATTCTTACAATTGTATTTCTCCCACGGTATATCTATTGCATATTTTACCGGATCAATATAGCCTGCATCTATAAACCCTTTTATTCTGCTGCTGCAGGCAGTACATTCACCACAGGCTTGCTCTTGACCTTCATAACATGTCCATGTTTTAGAAAAATCAACACCTAGATCCACGCCACATTTCACTATGTCGGCTTTGCTCTTGAGTATCAATGGAGCTACAATCTCCACAACGTTGCGACGATTCAGCTTGTTTACATTGTTTATTGCATGTAAAAACTCTTTGCTTCCATCCCAAAATCCTGCCTGGCTATCCACTAAAGCGGCCCCATGAAACACGGTACTGGCTCCTACAGTCTCAGCATATGCCGTGCACATGCTCAGCAACATCATGTTTCTGTTGGGCACATAATTGACGGTCTGTGGATCCCCAAGTACGTCTTTTGTTTTCGCGACTTTGATTGTATCATTTGTGAGAGCGCTTGTGCTAGCAAGATCTCGGACAAATCCAGCTTCAATCAATCTATGATGCTTGGCTAGTTTTTCTGCTTGACGCCGGGCGCATCCTAACTCTGCACGGTAATGTCGCTGACCATAATGAAAAGTTAACGAGTATATCTCGAAACCTTCCGCGTGAGCCATGTGAGCTATAACCGTTGAATCCAGGCCACCGCTCAGAGGTAATACACATTTTTTAACCATACATGTTATTATAACATACTAACAGCGTTTTTTCAACATGTTGATAATAAATATTATTAATGAGAAGTGATCAAAAAGACTATCAAATGTTAGCAGAAGCATATACAACAGTGCAGGGACGTGAGCAACTAGATGAAGTGCTCGGTTTTGGTACTGGTGGTATTGGAGATAAACTAGTAAGTAAAGCCGGGATGTTAGCTCCAAACAAGGCAGGAAAGGCAGGCGCACGTATACAGACGCAGCAATTTGTTAAACAGCACATCATGCCCGTGTTCAGTCAGCTAACACAACAACTCGGTGACAATGATCAAGTGGATGCAGGCCAAGTGATGGATATCATCGGTAATGCATATGGTGTTGATCCAGATCAAATCAAAACATTTTCTAAATTTCAACCAGGTCAAGCAGTCAAGGTTAAAGACGCGAGAAACATGTTGTTCCCAGCTGCAGGGGAAGCGGCAGGTATAAAAGCCTCCGGTCGGTACGCAGCTAATTCTGGAGCAGCGGGTGGATATACACCCATGCAAGGTGGTGGTCAAACTGTTGCTGGTGGTGGTCAACCTGTTGCTGGTGGTGGTCAACCTGTTGCTGGTGGTGGTCAAATAAAAAATCCACGTGGTAATGGAGTAGCTCCGGCTGGTGGAGAGACTGAAGTCCAATCAGGAAGTGAAAACCCATCGGTATTGAAGAAAATTGGTAGTGGTGTTGGTAATTTAATAGGTGGTTTCGCTGGAGGTATAGCCGGTGGTACTAAAAAAAGTTTTGATTATGTCAACAACATGGGAAAAGAAGATCTAGCGAAATCTAACTCTGGTAACAGCGGAGGAAGCAATCAACAGCAACAAAGCGATCAGCAGCAACAGCAACAAAGCGATCAGCAGCAACAGCAACAAAGCGATCAGCAGCAACAGCAACAAGGTGGTCAAGAAAGAGCTGATCCAAAAGATTTACCTACTATGGATGATCTAGCTAAAATTCCCGGGGAATCAGATAAAACACCGGGTGAGGACGTAGAAGAAGTTGAGGCTGAGCCTATCACGCCAGGTACAACAGAACCTTCAGTTGGAGATAACATTACTCAGACTAATGTTATCGATGCAGGTGATCAGCAACAACAAGCACAGGTTGATCAAAAGGGGGAAATTGAACCTACTGTTATAACGCCTCCGGCTCCTAAAAGTGAAGATCAAAGCGAAATTTCAGGTGCACTTAATAATTTTGGAAATGCTGTAGCTGCAGGAGCTGAAGATAAAATATCTGAATATGTAACAAGAATCAAAAACGGAGAAGATGTTAATGTTGTAACCAATGGCTTACCACCAGCGATGAAAGCGGAAGTTGAAAAAAGAGCGAGTCAATCGCAATTACCTTTAAAAGAATATAACACACCTCTAGGAGGGGTTGGTTTCATGAGTAAACGCTGGGGTAACTTCTAATGAAGCATCTTAACACCGAACAGAGCAAACTCTGGGAATCGTACACAGAAAGTATTGCGACTAAAAAAAATTTACATAGTGCGAAGCAAGCTATTAAAACTGCACTGACTCATGAACCTAAGCTGCCTAATGAAGAGCTGTTATCACTTCACAAATATGTAGAGATGATAGAAAAGATGGTAGATGGTGATAAAATCGAAGCTGCTAGTGAGAGTAACCCGGATATTGCAGCGAAAAGATCTCGTATCAAGATTTTACTAAAGCGGTTGCTCAGACGAGGTTAATCACTATATTTGTAGCTGACTTTTAATTTTTCTTCAAGAGCAGGGAGGATGGTGTCGTTCCAAAGAGCTTCATCATCCTTCCAATTTTTATAATAACCAAGCTTTTGACCATCTGCACCATCTTTACCTGGTAGTGCGTATGTACTACCATTTTGTATCACAACACCATGGTTCACAGCCATTTCTTTTAAACCACTGAGACGATCCAATCCTCTTTTGAAATTTAAATACACCTCACACTCTAAAAATGGCGGTACAAAGCGATTCTTAACAGTCAATGCGCGTAGAGTTGTACCACTAACTTTGTTAGCTTCCGGTAAAATTTCATCACCGGTGTTTGTTTTATCGTGCTTCTCGTCACGTTTAGCGAGTTGTACCAACACACTAGATAAATAAACCGGGCCTTTGCCACCGCTTTGTTGTTTCACTAATGTAGGAAACATTGCAGCGGGATCATCATATGTGTGATTGCTGAACAATATAGTCACACCGGCATGAGCAGCTTTGAATGTCAACAACCTCATCATGCTTTTCAGACCTTTGGCGCGGGTTCCCATATCCATAGCGCTCTTGTCTTTCTCAGTATCATCCAGTTCTTTCTGACTAGCCAGGTTACCCAGGCTGTCAATACTGATAATAAATTTTCCTTGCATGCCGGCTTCGATCACACTATCAAGAAATGTAGATATTTGATTGCGACATGCTTCAACTGTTTGCACAGGTACATATTTTGTTTTCGCTGGGTCTAGACCCACACCGGTGGTGCTACTCTTGTCAATAGCTGCCTCCGTGTCAAATATAACCGGTGTTATTCCTTGCTTCTGAGCATTGGCTAAAATTTTGTTTATTATAAATGTCTTGCCCGCGGCACTTGGCCCACTGAATCCAGTGATTCTACCAGCAGGTACTCCACCATACAAGCTACCACTAATGATAGCATTTAGCACCATGCAACCTGTATCAATCCAACTATCAACGTTCGATAACACATTCTCTGACAACACACTTGCATCTGGATTGAGTTTGTCGAGCTTAGTAAAGACACTTAATATGTCTTTGCTTAGTTTTGTGTCACTCGCTGTCATCAAACACTTTAATATCTTCCGATTCTGCTGCTGGCGCTGGCTGAGATGGTTTGTACACATTCTCATATTGTTTGATCAATGCTTGATCAACCACTAGATTGGAACAAGTCACAATATTGTCATTGTTAAATTTCCAAACCAGTTCATCATCTCTCTCGTCTGCTGCTACAAACTCGCGAAATATATATGGTACCAACTGAACAGCAATCTGACCAGTGTCTTGGCGCACCTCGATATTCACAATAGCTGGATTACCAACTTCAGTATAACTTGCTTTTTTATTCAGAATATTACCAACAATTGTACGCCCTACACTATCGATAAATACATCAATTTTTTTCTCGTTACTCATAAAAATATTATATCATATAATGATCTTTAAATCCACCCTTTATTCACACAATAAATCAAACAAATCTGTCTGTATCTGTTTACCGGGTTGTTTGATAGACCATCCTACAGACTCGTAAAAGCGTTCAATTATGCTGAATATGACCTTTTCAAACATTAGCTCCGTGTCTGGTAAAAATGTATCTTTAAACTGATCTGGTAAATAATATTTGTATCCCATGATTGATAATCCATATCTATTTGGTTGCTTCACGTAAAAATAACGCACCTTGTCTCCTGTGTCTATCTTTTCATAATCAGCTGTTATGTTGAATTTATCGATCATCAGATTATAAAAGTAAGCCGCTTTTGTGTGTATAGGCATGCTCTTGACTGTGTTGTAATCCTCACATCTAGAGGCGTATTTAGTGTAGTCTTTCACACCCATAACGAACGCTATATCCTCCACCGGAAGTTGTTTAAACGTATCATATGCTTCAAGAAACACTTTGTCTGTCATTGCCAGGTCTTGTGTTTTGAGCATCGTCTCGATTATCTCTTTTACGTACGGTTTTATTGCATTTGGTATGGTGCTACGAACCACCTCGACACCGGTGTACTTGTATTTGTTGACAGGAATACCTTCATCATCAAGTACGTGTAACACGTAGCGTTTTTTCTGTAAAAACACACCAACATCACAAACACATTCTCTCTTGAAAACAAATCTACTATCCAGGCTGTTCATTGATTTTCTAGACCATTTCGTTATTTCTTTATTGAGATAGTCCTCTATTTTTTGAGCCTCATCATACACGTCTTGTGATACATTGCCATTCGAATCATTGAACGTGATACCATGGGTATCGATTATTGGCTTGATCGATATGTAGCTTGAATCTGTGTCATTATAGATTATAGGGTCAATTTCACTACCATTAGATTTTTGCTTTATATACTCTTTTAATATCACATTCGATTGCTTGATTACAGCTTGCCCGGTTAGTGTTATGCTTCTAGCTATATCACTATCTCCAATAGGTGCATGCTTGTTACCAAAGTATCCATACACTGTGTTGATCAAAATCTTGATTGTGAATTGCTTGATGTCTAATCGATCAATTGTCCTCTTAGTTTCTTTATATTCTTGTGTGTGTTTGTCGAGCTTTAACAGTTTTAGTTTACACTGTTTGAGTTTCTTTTTTATCTCTACACGTTGTTGGTACAGTCTATCAACAATTTCAGGTACAATGCCTTTTTTAGATTGTGTGAATAACACTTTCGCTTTTGATACGGCTATTTTTTCATCACTAACAAATTTTGAAAATGCATCATGCTTGAGGTTGAATGTTTTACCATTAACATGTTTAATTGTTATAGTGGTGTCTGTTTTATTAACAATTGTGCCTATTTTTGTCTCTGGAGATAAATTCAATGATATCATGGTGTTAGGATACAGACTATTAGCATCAAACGATAATATATTTTCCTGAAAACCTCGCTGTGGTTCACCGACATACGCTCCCTCATACCTTTGATGGTGAGAAGAGTCTTTGACAAATGTCGGTATAATCATACCCTGTTCTCTGCCTTTCATCACAACAGCACCTGTTATTGTGCTCAATGTACCCATGGCTGATTCAAATGTCGTGCACCCAACATACGCGAGCATTCTTAATAGCTCTAGATATCTCAACTTGTCTTCCATTTTCACAATCAGATTAACATCTTGGATGTTGTATTCCACAAATGTTTGCCAATCATTATCTGCCAAGCTAGATAGATTTGTATTACCAAAATCTACTTTTTTCTCTCCTAGTTCATATTCTCCAATAGCATCTAGTTTATACGACTCTCGAAGACCTTGGCTAAATTTTTTATACACATCTAGGTAATCTAAGCATGATACACCTTTTATATAATATTTGTCCTGCTCACGACCAAACTGACCGGTTATTGTTCGCTTGAACACGTTACGCACGGGTGATAGCTTTTTTACAGCTTCTTCTCCTAAGATATTACGCACTCTGTTTATTATATATGGTATGTCGAAAAATTCAGTGTTCCATCCTGTTATGATGTCGGGGTGATCCTTTTCTAAATACTCTAGAAACTTGCTCAGCAACACAACCTCACTATCACATTTAACATAATGACAATTGTCGATTGATTTAGATAATTTTCCAAGACCCCATGTTATAAATTTATTCTTGAGTGAATCGTATATAGTTATCACGTTGATAACATCTTTGGCTTCAGACGGTATGGGAAATGCATCCGGACTGTACGTCTCTATATCAATATAACATATTTTCAATGGGTTGTTTGAAAAATCATCACGTTGATGTTCTTTCCAAAACATGTCAATTATGAATTGATGTTCGCAGCTTATGTTCTCGAAAATACGAGTCCGACCAGACTCTCTTATGTATTTGCTCCGGTCCCATTGATTGGAAAATTCTTTTTTGATCACGCTTGTGTTGAATAGTGATTTGTCATTTGTGACGCCCTTGCTCTCGATCCAGAGATATGGATTGTATGAACAATCTAAAACGGTTCTGTTACCATTCTTGTCCCACGTGAAAAGTTTTACTATCTCTTCTCGGGGATCATAATATACATTTCTATACACAACACTATTGTATCACATTTGTATAAATGTGGCAATTATTTAATGTGATTAATCTTATTAAGATTTTTTCTATCAGGATGAGCATACGGTAATGTATACAGCTCAACATACTCATCTAGATGATCTTCTAACCATTGATCTTCAATTGCCAGACGAGCTTTCCGACATAGCTTCATGTAGTGTTGCTTGTCCTTGAAAAAATAATCTAACTGATCCACCATCTCTTGTGGTGTGTTGAATTTGAATTGAGCATCATTATATGTCACCATGTCCTGGCATGATATCGGCAAGCCATACGCACATGCTTCTGTATACTTGATAGAGCTTTTAGCTCTATTAAATGTATTGTCAATTAATGGGGCTATCATCGCGTTCACCTTTAATGAGTGTATGAACCGTGGTATATCATATAGTGGTTGCCATTCATGGTATTCGACATGACCGGACTTTACTAAATCATGTAACACTCGCGGATAACCACCGACAAACACCCATTTAAACTTGTTGCGTGTTTTAATAACAACGTCTGTTATCATGGAGAAATCATCTTGTTGATTGGCGCGGTTGTCTGTATCAAAATGGGCTCCGCTACCGGCCCACAAAACACGTGGTTGTTTCCGTTTCTTCACATGGCGGTCGTAGTTTATTTGCAACCTCTCCTCGTCGTAAAACCCATCAAGCCACCACCGTGGAGGGTAGTTTGGCACCACAGTAATATTTGGATTTCCGGTTTTACTTTGATAATAGTCTTTCATGAAATCACACGTGCATGTAATCTCGTCAGAGGCACACATCATCGAAATAATATTATCACGTGTTTGCGGGTCTGCAAATGCGGGTTTGTATTTGTTGTAATCCGGTATATCCTCGTGAAAAACTATATCGTCTATTTCATATATCAACCTAAAACCAATCTCTTCTGATACATTGCGGAGAAAATTAAAAAACATTTTTTGATGAGGACTGGCTTGCCGCTGGACGCGAATAGATTTCACTCCACCATAATAATCTTTGTCTTTGATCATGCATGTAGATCCATGTATGATCATTTTTTGGTACGCGGTTAGACCCTGCTCTGGCCACCCCATTCTCCAATAACCACAACCACTATAATCTGCTAAATAATTTAGTGCTCTCGGTAGCTGAGGTGCTCGTGTTATATTTTGGTTGGGTTGTTGATTAACTGGCACACGTGGTGTCTGTCCAACATATGCATTGAATTGTGGCTTAGATGAACCGTAAACCGTGCCTGGTCTGTATGTTAGCATGTGTTATTATTTTATATGTTCTCCTGGTGGAATGCGACTGGTTATGCCGTTTTTCTTTTCTAAGAAAATAATCTCACCAGTCGCGCTCTTGACACTCTCTTTACGGTGACTTATCACCATGATGCATTCGTTGTGTTTTTCTACTCGTTCTTTCAATATTTCTGTCACCAGCTCAACACCTTTCTCGTCTAAACTACTATCAAACAGCTCATCATATATACTGAAATTAAAAGCCACATCACCTTGCAACCTACGGATGTCCATAAATGCGAACAGGCACGCGAGGTCAATATTCTTTCTCTCCGCGCCGCTAAAATTAAAATACGAGCATATCTTACCCTTCTCATCAATTATTTGCTCTTCAAAATATTCATTAAAAACACAAATACAATTTGCGTCCATTTTTTTCAGATAATACGCTAGCTTGCTGTTGAATAGCTGAAGTATCTTTTTAACAATGTATGACTTGACACCTTCTTCGGACACAATAAATTTTATTACATCGTATGTGTTTATTTGCTTCTTGAGTTCATCTATACGTGTTTGTATCTCACACAATCTAGTTTCAGTCTGTTTTATTGTCTCACTCAAGCTCGTGTTGTCGTGCTTCATGTTTTTTATATCATCGTCTATCTGCTCGTTCAATTCTTTCAATTGCTTTATATTAAATTTGATGCTGATTATCTCTTGTTTGTTGAGATTGTTTTTATATAACCGTGACTCTAATTGTTTGATTGCTGTTTTAATTGCTGTGAGTTTTTTCTCTAAATCTTGTTTGATTGTGTTGATTTCATCACGGTCATTCAACAATTGGTTCAGTTGTTGATTTATATTTCTTTTTTCGTCTTCAATATGCTGCTGATCATGTTTATCAATTGATCTCAAGCAGACCGGGCATGTTGCTTGTTCTGTACCTATTGTTTGTAAATTTTCATTATGTATATCAATTTTCGTGGATAGCTGAACAATTTTGTCCTGTCTCTTTGTTATGTTCTCTCTTGTACGATCACGAGCATCAGATAACTTATGTAGTTTATCATTACATGTTTTTTCATCAATTAGTTTTATTGATTCAAGCTTTGAATTGTTTTCGTTTATTTTATCGTTATTATTTTGCTTCCGGTTTTTAAGTTTTGCTTCTTGTGCATTTATGTATATTTGAGACTCTTCTTGCTGCTTGTTATATGACACGAGAGAATTTGATGTCTCTTCATATCGCACACACTCTGCATGAAAGTTATTTGATATCTCATTGGATCGGTTGCGTACATTATTCAACATGCTACTAAACACCTGCAAGTTAAATATACCTTCAATAAATTTACGCTTCTCAATTTTTTTCTTCGCCATGAACGGTGTTGTGTTGTTAATAGTCATTATAACACAGTTCTGAAAAACATCTGGTGAGCTATTTATTACACTACCTATCAACTCATTTGTATTAGAAATAGAGTCACGTGTCTCATCTTTACCATCAACAAACAAATGACATTTTGTAGGTGAGAGTGTTCTTACGATCTTGTAAGGCGTGGTTTGGTTGTTCGAATGCACGTCAAACTCTAAAACTACCTCACACCTGTTTTGTGTTACATTGTTGACAATATGCTCTTTTTTTAGCTCGCGGATGGTGTTACCAAACACGGCAAAATAAATTGCATCAGCAATTGTTGATTTCCCTACACCATTTCGGCGATCCTCTTTGTCACGGTTCAATCCAGTGATTATGTTCAAGCCTCTGTTGAATTGTATTTCGACAGGTGTGTCTCCTACGGAGAGAAAATTTGTTATATGTAAGTTTTTAAACGCTATATATTTCATTTAGATTTTGCGTATATATCTAGTGTTTCATTTATTATAATTTGTTTGTCGTCAACATCTAACATGTTAATAAATTCTTCAATTGCTGCTGGTATATCAATTCCGGAAATATCAATATCATCGTTTTCTTCTATACCAAATTTATTAAAATTAATCTCATAGTCTGTGTTTATCGATATTGGGTCAAGCACGGATA